CTAGAAGAAGGTGGCTCTTACAACGACATTACACCTTTACGTGCTACAGAGTCACTGACTGACCCGTTTGAAACAACATCAGGGTCGCCCATCGTTGAAGTGACTGACGCGGCAGGTGGCTATATTGACGGTGATTTTGTGACGTTCAGCGGCGCAAGTGCAGTTGGTGGACTAACAATCGACGGCGAATATCAAATCTCCTACACATCAGGGTCTACTTACACAATCGATGCAGGTACAAATGCTACAAGTTCTGCGACAGGTGGCGGAAGTGTATCTGCCGCATATCAGATTAATGTTGGTCCCGCGTTTTCTATCCCCTTAACAGGTTGGGGCGCAGGTGCGTGGGGCGCAGGTACATGGGGTGTAGGCACTACATCAGCAGAACCACTACGTTTGTGGAGTCAGTCAAACTTTGGTGAAGATCTGGTTTTTGGCCCTCGCGGCGGAGCGATTTACTACTGGGATGCCACAGGTGGAGCGACAACACGTGGTGTTTTGTTATCTAGTTTAGGTGGCGCATCTGGCGTCCCAACGGTGCAGAACTACATTCTAATCTCTGACATCAGCCGATTTGTGTTTTGTTTTGGCTCTAACGACATAGGCACCGCTACACAAGACCCAATGTTGATTCGTTGGTCAGACCAAGAAGACGCAACAAACTGGACTCCTGCGGCGACAAACCAAGCAGGTAGTTTGCGGTTATCTCGTGGCACAGAAATTGTAACAGCGGCGCAATCACGCCAAGAAGTGTTGGTTTGGACTAACTCCGCTATGTATTCGTTACAGTACGTTGGAGCACCTGCGGTGTGGACTGCACAGCTTGTTGGTGAAAACACTTCTATCGCATCTCAAAACGCCGTCGCTTATGCCAATGGTGTCGCGTACTGGATGGGTATTGACAAGTTCTATAAATACGATGGGCGGACACAGGCATTACCCTGCGACCTGCGTAAGTTTGTGTTTAACGACTTTAACGATCTTCAATATAACCAAGTATTTGCGGGTACTAATGAGGCGTTTCACGAGATTTGGTGGTTTTATTGCTCTGCTAATTCGTCAACTGTTGATCGTTATGTGGTCTACAACTACGTCCAAAATATCTGGTACTACGGCACAATGGCACGTACCGCGTGGTTGGATTCAGGGTTACGTAACTACCCGCTAGCCGCTACTTATAGTAACAATTTAGTTAACCATGAGTTTGGAGTTGACGACAACGAAACAGGTACCCCTGCGGCAATTAATGCGTATATTTCGTCCGCCGAGTTTGACCTTGATGACGGGCATAAATTTGCCTTTATATGGCGGGTACTGCCGGATATTACGTTTGACGGATCAACTGCCGGTAGCCCACAAGCTACAATGACGTTGCTACCACTAAAGAGTTCCGGTTCTGGATACAATGATCCTGCGTCCGAAGGTGGGACTAACTCGTCTACAGTCACTCGTACGGCTGTGTTGCCTGTTGAGCAATATACAGGGCAGATTTACACCCGAGTGCGTGGACGACAGTTAGCGATGAAAATTGAGTCTGATGCGTTGGGCGTACACTGGCAATTAGGCGCTCCGCGTATTGATATGCGCCCAGATGGACGGCGGTAATGGCAAACGAACTTAACCGCATCGAGCCACCCGCGCTACCGCTCGCTCCTGAAGGCTATGATCGTCCGTATCAAGATCAGAGCAATAACATCCTACGTCTGTTCTTTAATCGTTTGATTGGTGTTATTCGCGAAATTACTTCAACGGATGACGGGGGCAAATTCCTGTACTTCCCACGCGGATTGTTCTACAGCACAACCGATCAGACCGCCGCATTGATAAATACCGGCTATCCTGTCGAGTTTGAGAATACGTACCTTGGTAACGGAGTTAGTATTGTTGATGATACGGAAATTACTGTGTCAGCAGATGGTGTGTATAACTTCCAAGTGACACTACAGACAGCGCACACGAACTCCGCTGACGTGCAGATATTGACGTGGATTAACAAGAATGGAACTGACGTATCTTACGGCGGGCAACAACAGACCATCAAAGGCAATGCAAATCAGCCCGTATTTTGGAACTTTTCCATTGATTTAACCGCAGGGCAGTACATTGAAATGTATTGGGCGGTAGGCAGTACGGCGTTGTCTCTAGACTCTACTGCGCCTACGTCACCTCACCCCGGTATCCCGTCTACTGTCGTTGCTGTGTCATATGTGAGTAATTTATGAAGTATTGGTGCGATAATTCCCCCGTATTTACGCACTACTACAACGCGGCGAGTATTTTGTTTCCTGCGTGGGAGCGAGCGTTTTGTGACATTACTGAGGCATACAAAGAGTATGTAGATGACCCCAAATTACTTGCGCGTATGGATTCTTTTATAAAGGAAGAAATGTCTCATTCCGCCGCGCACACCGCTCACAATACACGGCAAGGGCTAAAGGAACTTCAAGATATTGAGTACGAAAAGACTCAACGCCTAATAAAACGCCCGAATAGTCGTTTATGGTTGGGTGCAATGGTTTCAATTGAACACTGCGCTTCTGAGCTATCCAGAGGATTTTTGCGTATCTATAAAGACAGGGACAGTCGCGAGTTTAATTTGTACAAATGGCACTCCCTCGAAGAAATCGGACATAAAAGTCTCGCTATGGATGTGTGGAACCATATGGGCTACCCGAAAAAACAACTCAACCGCATTGCCGCAAAAAACTTTATCTACGTTTGGAGATTTTGTTTTGGGTACGTGTTCGCTAAGCTACGAGAGGAACGTTTGTTCTGGTACCCTAGCACGTGGGCAGATTTGACCCGTTTGGGATTTCGCGTGCTGGTAGGTGGGTGGGTTCCTTATCTAAAATTGTTCAAAGACAATTTTCATCCAGATAACATTGGTGGGCGCGATGAAGCCGTTAAAGCTGTCTGAAAAACAAACCACTCAGATGATGAAAGATATGCTTGAGAAACGTATGTCTGCAAAAGATATTGTTGAAGAGCACTACAAACGCGATAAAGTAGATGTTCCGTTTGAGGTATATAAGAAGTTTATTAATTTTACGCCTGAAATGGGGTATCAGATACGCCGCGCAAATAATACACTTTTATTTTTTATTCCTGAAGAAAATAACACGGAAATCGTGTACCACACAGTAACCGCTGATTCCCCCAAAACTTACATTTTTAGTATATTGGTGTTACTCGCCGCTGTATACGAAGAAGGGTATAAGTACGCTAAAACATACTTTAGCGACGAAAAAACAAAAAAATTCATTGAAAACTATTTTCAAAATATTACCACGGTATCTCCAGCAGATGATCCTGACCTTGGCACTTATGTAGCTGAAACAAATTTGAGCGAGGTGCTAAAAGATGGGGTGGGCTAAGGAGAGACTAAATGATGTTGGCGATTCCATTTCTGACGTTGGTAGTTGGCTTGACGATACCGCTGTACAACCTGTCGTAGATGTATCTAAAGACGTTTTAAGTAATGAGTTAGTTGTAACCGTTGCTTCTATTGCCGCAACTGCAACTGGTAATGCGTGGGCAGTACCCCTTATTCAAGGCGCATCAGTAGCCGCTCAAGGTGGTGATATTCGAGATGTTTTAGAAGGCACCGCAAAAGCGTACGTTGCCTCACAAATCGGCGCTAAAGTCGGTGCCGGTGTAGGCTCCTCCGTCGCTTCAAGTACAGGCTCTCAAGTTGCGGGTAACATACTCGGACAAAGTGCAGGGCGAGCTACAACCGTCGCCATAATGGGCGGAGACCCCGTACAAGCGTTTCTTATGGGCGGTGCGACGGCATCCGTCCCACATATTATGGGACAGTCAGACTACTTTGCGGGTATCAGCGATAAAATGCAAGACGGCACAGCTAGTGCCGGAGAGATCGCTAGTTACAAAGCCGCGCAAACACTTGTAACGTCTGCTGTTACAGGCAGAGATGTTGATGAAAACGTTGTTGCCGCTGTAGCCGCTAGTTCTTATTTGGGTGGAGAGCTACTCAAAGAAGTTGACCCTAACAACGAATTTACCGAAGCCGAATCTGCTCTTGTTATGGACATGGTTAACTCGTCGATGCAGGCGTATGTAACCGGAGGTAACATTGAAGAAGCGGTAATGAGGGACATTGTTAAATACGGCAATAAAGAACTCGGCACTTATTTAAAAGACGTAAAAGAGAATTTTACCAAAACCAATACCGCGTATGAGTCTTTAACAGCCAAAGCCACCGAGATTGAAACTAATACAGAACAACGAACTGCGGCCTTGGAAAGCTATCGTGGATACGAAAACGAGTACGAAACAGAATTAGCGTTGCTGACAGAAAAACAGCAACAAGCACAGGCCGCGTATGATGGTGTAGAAGCAGGCACAATATCTATCGCCGATGCTGAAGTAATTATTAATGATTACAATGATGAAGTGGCTTTATTTGATGCTCGTATCAATGATTATTACAACCCGAATTTAGAGGCCACAGCGGACGAATACGCTCAGTACGAAGAAATATTTGCTGATCTTACCGAAGACTATAATTCCTTAATGGAAAATTTTGAAAGCGAAGCAGATCAGATAGACGAAAAATTAGAACCCGCATACGAAAAACTCAAAGAGTCGTTCGTGCAAGGCATGGACCCCAACTTTGACCCAGATGAATATAAAGAAGTTAACGGTTTAGCGGATGATATCGATGCGTATGACCACTGGTTGACTGAAGGTAAAGAGCAACAACTACCTACTAATGCCGATTCCGCTACAGCAATAGACCAGATAAACCAACAACTTGCTGACTCAGAACGGCAACGAATCTACGAGGAAGCAATTGACCGCACAGGTATTCTTGGTAAAGCGGCTGTAACTCCTGACTCAGCAAAAGAATTTTTTGCTCAACTTGATGATGTATACGGTAACGATTTATCCGCGTTGAGAGACGTAACTGGAGATAAAGTCGATAGCTTCATGCGAGTGACTGACGTACAGCTTGAAGAACTAGAACTACAAGCCGCGTTAGATAATGCTTGGGATATCAACAAATTAAAGGTCGCAACAGCCCAACAACTTCCACAAGAAGTGTTGGATATCATGGATAAGTACAAAGCTGGTGGGTACTCGATTGGTGAAATAGAGTCAGAGCTAAATGCGCTTGGTTACGATATTGACTCTAAAGCATATGAACAAACATCCCCAGATGCTGACGTAACTATTACTATCCCTGACTCGTTAGATGGATATGTACGCCCAATTGGTGACGCTACCTCTCGTGGCAGTGCAGTAAGCGGTAGAGTGATTACCGACCCAACAACAGGGGAAGTAACATTTGCAAGCTCTACTAAGACTCCAGACTACGAAATGTGGAGCGCAGATACAGGCGCACTCGAAACTGTAGAAGGCTCGTTCCAAACTGTAGATGTACGAGAAGAAATCAAAAAAGACCCATTTACGTGGTTAACTTCCCTGTCTCAAGCCGAAGAAGATATGCGAACGGCTATTCAAGAATCGACAGGACTCGATGATTACTTCTTTGATGTTGCAAGAAATGCGGTGTCTGTTGCACGAAATACAAACAATAATGCACCTGTTCAACAAGCCGCTGACATATTCAAGACCGACGACGTAGATGCGATACAAAACTACAACAACATTATCTCTAAAGATGCTACTACATGGGGCGGAGCGTACACACCAACAGATGAAGACGTTGTAAATGTACTGGGCACAATCGGTAGCAACCCTGACTTAGACTCACAAACCGCGATTCAACAATATGTTGACCCACGTTACATCGACATCGACGAAGTAAAAGAAGCGGCGGCACAACAGGGTTATCAAATATCAGACGAAGAAGCCCTACAGTACACAGGGCAATTTAACGAATCTGAAACCTTACCGACTTATCAAGACATATTTGACCCGTTCGGCACAACCGAAGAAGAAGTGCGAGATTTCTTTGGGCGGTATCGCTACGACCCAACAGACGAAGAAGTACAACAATTTATTGGTTCGTTTGGAGAAGATGCCCAAAGACGTGCTATTGGCACGTATGTTGTGCCCGGACTTGAGGATATCTACGGCGATATTAGTGGTATTTCTGACCAAGTTACTGGACTTGAAGGCACCGTTGGTGGTTTGGGTGACCAACTCACGGGTCTTGAGGGTACCGTTAGCGACATTGGAACTGGATTGGGTGACCAACTCACGGGTCTTGAAGGTACTGTAGGGGGAATGGGCGACCAACTAACAGGTCTTGAAGGTACCGTTGGTGGTTTGGGTGACCAACTCACGGGGTTAGAAGGCACTGTTGGCGGTATTGGGGATCAAGTCGGTGGTCTTGGTGACCAACTCACTGGGCTTGAAGGTACCGTTGGTGGCATTGGAGACCAAGTTGGTGGGTTAGAACAAGGTCTGGGAGAGCTTGGGCAAGGTTTAGGTGAAGGCATTGGTGGTGTTTTAGGTTTAATTTCCGGTATGGGTAGAGACCTACGTCGCCAAACTCAAACAAATACTTTATTATCGTTACTAAACGCAGAGGCTGGAGGTAGTGGGCAACAACAAGAGGTAAAATCTGTTGATCCTGCTAGAATAGGTTATGTTTACGATATCGGTGGAGAAAGTATTTTTGCAACTCCACAACAGGAAAGAATGTTTGTTACACCCTATGCAAGTGGTGGGCAAGTAGATAATACTACAGATGCGCTGTTGCGTTTGTTGGAGGGTAAGTAATGGGTGACGAAGACGAGTTTTACTACGACACTAGCACTATAGATAGCAATCCGTATACCGCGCCGGAAGAATCTAGTTTCTGGGACAGTTTTATTCCTGATTGGGATACCGTTACCGATTGGGGCGGCCAAGCTTGGGATTACGTTACCGATACAAATGTTGTTGGTGGGTCTGGCGGTTCTGGGTTACTTGACGATCTGTATGGCCTAATTACCGACGACAAAGGTAATATTGACACAGGGCGTATTGCAGGCACAGCGTCAGGGATTGCGTCTATTGCAGGGTTGCTCGGTCTTATCGACACCGATTCTTCTGATGACCGCCCCACTGGCTATCAAGGTAGCATCCCTAAATATACCGCTGTCCGTGCCGCTGTCCCTGAAAGCTCTCAACCTGCATCCGTTGAAGACTACGCTTTATTGCAACAGTATCAGTATGACCCGAATAGACGCGCCGGTAGTAGTGGCCGCCGATATTTTAGTGATATTAAGTATTCCGCACCTGACCAAGCAGAGTCAGCACGTGCTCAAGCAGAACGACAGGCCGAAGGTTTGGCAATGTTGAACCGCGCAAACCCCGCGAGACGCACAGTCAGTGCTCCTGAACAAACACAAGCTATGGCACGGGGTGGAGTTGCAAAGTTAGTTGGTGGTGGACCCACTAGGCAAGGCGGACCTAGCGGACCTACTGGGCTGTATGGGCAACAAGACCTTATGTTTGATAGAGATAAAAACAAAATGCAAAATCAAACAAAAGGGTATTATCTGGGTGGGACGACTGATGGTATGGCCGATAAAGTGCCTGCTACGATTGACAACCAACAACCTGCCGCACTCAGTGATGGCGAGTTTGTAATCCCTGCGGATGTCGTAAGCCATTTAGGTAACGGTAATTCAAACGCAGGCGCGCAACAGCTATATAGTATGATGGATAATATCCGTCAAGCACGTACTGGAACAACACAACAAGGCAAGCAAGTAAACCCTAACAAGTTTATGCCTGCGTGAGGTAATTATGGTAGACCCACTAGATTCGACAACTACAACAACCGCAGGTACTGAGACTGGAGCCGACCCTACTTTAGGTAAACAAACAGGTTCGGAGTCTTCTTTATCTAATTGGGTTGGTCCTTATGTCACCGATATGCTTGGCAAAGGCGAAGCATTAGCAAACATGGACTACCAAGCATACACCGGGCCACTTACAGCAGGTGAATCGGCGGCACAACAAGCGGCTTTTTCTGGTATCGCAGGGTTAACTATTCCTACAGATCAGATGGGTACATTTACACCAAGCACCTTTACCGCTGAAACTGCTCAACAGTACATGAATCCGTACTTACAAGCGGCGTTACAGCCCCAGATTGATGAAGCACGTCGTCAGGCGCAAATTACTCGCCTTGGAGATGCGGGACGGTTGACTAGAGCCGGTGCATTTGGTGGGTCACGCCAAGCTATTATGGAGTCTGAACTTAATAGAAATATGCTCCAGAACCTTGCCGGTATTACTGGTGAAGGGTATAGAACAGCGTACGACAAAGCAGTGGACCGGTTTGACAAAGAGCAAGCTAGGCAACAAGAAGCACAGACTTTGGCAAACCAATACGGTTTAGCGGCTTTAACTAAGCAAGCCGATTTGGGTGCTCAACAGCGCGATATCGAATCTGAAGGCATTGCGGCAGATTACGCACAGTTTAAAGAAGAACGTGACTTCCCGTATAAGCAAGTTCAGTACCAGCAGTCGTTGCTACAAGGATTGCCACTTGCGGCGCAGTCTTACACATATCAACAGCCTAGTCAGTTAACTCAGCTATTGAATTTGCTTGGCGGCGCGACCGGCGGATTGGATGATATTTTAGCTATCTTTGGCGATGGTGGCAGTGGAATGACGAACCCTGATGGTAGCACGCCAGAAAACAGTATAGGGTTGCCATTGGATGAAGACGAAGATATTGCGGGCGGCGCTCCTGAGTGAGGATTAGAGCATGATGAACGGCGGAATTGACCAACAGATTCAACAGCGTATTACAGCTAGTGGCGGTAACCCACAGCGGTTAATGCAGTCGTATAACCAAAAGAAAGAGTTGTTAGACCTGCTCGCGTTACAGAAACTGAAGTCTGATAAAGAAGCCGCCATGCGGAATATGCAAATGCAAATGCAACAGAACCCGCAAACCGTCAAACAACAGCGCGAAGCTGAGTTGATGCAAATGACTAAAGATGAACTTGCCGCGCAAGTCGGTAAGACTATGCAACAGCAACAAATCAAATCGCAAAACAATTTAAAACGCGTTGCTAATCAAGGTATTGCTACTGCACCTGCGCCGAATATGGCGCAAATGGCGCGTGGGGGTATCGTTGGTTTTGCTGGTCCGCAGGGGTCTCAGGTACAAGGTGCACAAGGGCGGTTAACGCCAATGTTACGCCGTCCTAGCACTGGCTCAATCTATGATTCACTCGATGCTGAAGCTATAGGTGAATTGACAGAGAAAGAGTTAAAAGAGCTTGGAATAACTTCCCGCGCTTCTTTTGAAGCGTTACCAGAACGTACTAAAAAAGAATTACTGCAAAAAATTAATGACCGTCGAGCGTTAGCCCGTGCAGGGACAGAAGTGGGTAATTTACCCGCCGCCGCTTACGACACAATTGTAGGGTTACCAGCGGCGGCTTTAGAAAATACTACAGAAGCGATAAGAACGTCTCGTTTAGGACGTGTATTAGGTTTATCTGAACCCGGCGAAGAACCTGAATACGTTGGATCTAGTCCTGCACAAGCGAGATTAAACCAAACTCGCGGTGAAAACATGCCTGTCTCTGAAGACACATTGTTAAGTCAACTTGAAAGCCCTGACGCGCAAATTGCCGCAGGGGCAACCCCAACAATGCGAGGGCCAACAGCGGCACAAGTACGGCAAAATCAACGACCTCCTGTACCCACGGAAGATGAAACTGATTATCTAGATGACGGTGTTACTACTGTACCTATCGGGGAGTCGGAAGGTGTCGCTCGTTTGGAAGAACGTGTAGCAGACCAGACTGAACAACCTAGTGGTATTGCTTCAATTGTTGCGCCAGTTGTTCCATCTACAAAAAGAGAAGATATTGTACAAAGCACAGGACAACGCCCTGCTGACGATGCATTCCGTACAAGTATGCGTGACGCTGTAACATCACAGATTGGCCGTGACCCATTAGCGGAAGCACAAGCCATGCGAGATGAAGCGGCTAAATATAAGATGTTTTCACCAGAAGAACGTGCAGGGCTTGAAGGCATTATCGCAGAACGTAAAGCATTAGAAGAACGCCGTATGGACCCGAAACGTCTTGCCAAAGAACGGTTGCAAAGCTTCTTATTGGGCGCACAAGGTTCAAACTTAGGCTCTACATTCCGCACAGCAGGGCTTGCACGTGAAAGCGCACGTGGTCGTCAAGAAACGGCTGAAGCACAATTGATGCAAGCACGGCAACAGAAGATCGAAGATTTAATCAACAAGTCTCGTGACATTCGTTCTGACGTATTTGAAGCAGGTAAGCCTGCATTTGAGGCTGGTGAGAAAGCAAGAACTTCCGGTATCACTGCTGGTACAGGTATGTCTGACACGGATTTAGCCGCACAAGCTAAAGCGGAAGCGACAGCCTCGGCGGAACGTCGTGATTTTGCAACGATTACAAGCAATGAAAATATTGCAAGCGCTAAGATCAAGAGCCAAACAGAAATCGCTGACGCTCAAAATGAAACGCAACGAGAAGCAAATCGACTTCGCGCTGAAACTAACCAACTTATTGCAACTGAAGCGAATCAAACTAAATTGGAAGGTCAGTTATCTCGGGCACAAGATGTTGAGCAAAAAATACAAGCTAATATTGCTGATGACCTTAAATCCGACATAGGGTTACAACAACTTCAAATAGAGTTTTCAACGGCCCTTGAAGAAGGCGACGCAAAAAGAGCACAACAATTACAAGATGCGATGGATATCATTAAACAAAAAGTATACGGCAAATACAAAAACCAATTGGATGATATCGCTCAACAAAAAGCTCGAATTAACGAGCGTATAGATGCATTGCAATTTCAAGTAATACGTTAAGAGGGCGCTATGGCTCAGTATCAAGTAAGAGGTCCGGGTGGTAGGCTTTATGACGTTGAAGCTCCAACAGACGCAACTGATGCACAAATCATTGGCGCGTTACGACAACGGCTAGCTGAAGAAACTGCGCCTACAACCTCTGCTCCACCTCAAGAAGAAACTGATTCACTAGCTTCTTATTTTGAAAAGTATGGCAGAGAAGAAGAAGCTGGATTTGGCGAAAACATTCTAAGCGGGCTTAGTGCCGGTGCTGTTGGACTGTTTGAAACTGCCGCTCTCGGTGCCGCTACGTTGCTTGACGAAGGTAATGAAACCGCCGCACGAAAAGTCATCCAAGAAGCCGCTGACGCAATAACTCCTGAAGGCGGTGACAAAGAGTCTACAACTTACAAACTCGCACAAGGTGTGGGTTCTATTCTTGGTTTTATACCTACTGTATTACTTGGCCCCGCCGCCCTACCTGCCGCCGCCGCGTTAGGTGTTGGTGCCGCCGCAGGTGAAGCCTCTGAACGTGCTCGTGAAGCCGGTGCTACTGAAGAAGAACGTAGTACAGCCGCGTTGATGGCCGCACCTGTTGGTTTGTTAGAAGTAACACCTTTAGGTCGTATTGCTAAAGCACTCAAAATGCCTGTTGTTGGCGATACGATTGATAACCTTAGCGATACAGTTGTTGGTGGAATTACTGACAGAATCGGCGCAGGTGCTATGCGTGAGATTAGTGATCGTGTTGGTAACGCCGCCGCAACTGGTGGATTAGAGGCCGCACAAGAAGCCGCCGCAGAGATTGCACAAAACCTCATTCAACAAGGTGTTTATGATCCCACTCAAGATACTTTCGGTGGGGTCGGAGAAGCTTTAGCTATTGGTGGTGGGGCAGGTGCCATTGTACAGGCACTCGTTGATACGTTTGCAGGTCGCCGTGCACGCACTCCAGAAAGTGAAAGGCAAGCACCTACAGAAGCAGAAACAGAAGTATTAGGACTTCCTGCGCCACAAGCTCAATTACCGGGCGGTACGGGGTTCCAACCACAAACACTACCTGATGGGTCAGTAGCTAATACTCCAGAGGAATTAGCGGCGTATCAACGCGCTCAACAAGAAAGAGCCGTACCGAAGCTACCTGCTCCGCAAACCGAAGAAGAACTAATTGCTGAAGGTAACTTTGAAGAAGTTGCTCGGCGCCGTGCACTTGCTGAACGTAGACAAGGTGACTTATTTGGACAAGAACAACAGCCACCGACTCGATTAACTTCACAAGAAGAACAAGAGCTTGACGCACTTGGCGCAGAACTTGGACTAACTCAAGAACAAATTGATGAGTTTAAAGCACGTCAAGGTGAGTTATTTGAAGGACAAGCCCCATCTCCACAAGCGGTGCCACGTCTTGAAGGACCACCATCTGAGCAAGAATTAGTATCTCAAGGCGACTTTGAAGCAATTGCTAGAAGACGTGAACAAGAAGCTGTCGAAGCAGGCCGCCGTAAGCGTGTTGAGCAGGAAGCTGAAGCAACACGTCGAGCGCAAGCGGTAGAGCAAGCACAACGCGCTGAAGCAGAGCAAGTGCAACGTGACCGTCAATTAGCTGAAGCTGGCCGTCCTATGGTTGAGGAGCAGGCACGCAGAAGAATCGGCGACGAACAAGAAATGTTCCCACTGGAACGCGAACGTGCTCAAGCTGAATCAACTAGACCCACTGAACAACGCGCACGGTATATTGACCAACAGCAAGAATTAGAAGGTGTAGAAACACGTCCAGAAGCGGAGGCTCGTCGGCAACGTGAAGAACAGGGTGAACTATTTGGACCTCGTGGTGGAGTGCCACGTCGTGCTACTGCCCCTGTACCGAGCCCACGCGCTACTGTTCCAGAATCAACTCAGCGCGCACAACAAGAATTGTTCCCTCCAAGAGAACCTGAACAAGCAGAAATATTTGGGCCTCGTGGAGGGGTGCGTAGACAACCTCCTAAAGAAACTGATATAGCACGTGGGCGCACTGCTTCTGCATCTCGCGACGTTGAAACTGAACCTAAAGTTGTTACTAAAAAGGTAATGGCTGACCTCGGCATACCGACAGCGGCACCTGTACGCAAACGTGTCGAAGGTCGTGATATGTCTATTCCAGAAGATGCTAGGTTTGTGCGTACACAGTTGACAGAGTTTGCAAACAACCTCAACGTTACCGAAGGAACTAAATTTAAAATTACTAAATTCCTAGAGGGAACACCTGATGGGCAAATGGAAATGTTCGATGCCCGACAGCGCGTGCGTTCTGAAGCGCAAGCCCCTACACCACAGCAAGTGGAGGAACAAGCAGATGTCGAACCTAGACAACCTGAACCAGAAACAAGTAGAGCTAGCGTTCAAGCTAGTGAACCAAGTCCTAGAAGAAGACAAGCCGAACCCGAACCTGAACGTGCCGCACGAGCTACGACACCTGAACCAACACGATTGGAGGATACTGAGCGCGACACTACAGACGTTGTTGATAGAGAAAGAGATGAGCGAGGTGCATTAGAAGAAGCACCTGCTAAGCCAAAGCGAAAAGTCACTCGTCGTAAGACCGCAGAGACTATACAGGCCGTCAAGCCGTTGCCGAAGGCTAAGACTACCCGCAAGCCAAAAGCCGACACCGAAGCCCCGGCGCCAGCGGAGTCAACTACCACACGTAAAGACGTTACTGTAAAAGATACGACTGTAGCTGGCGCTACTTTAGATAAGTTCGGTCAGGTTGACGCGGGTAGAAAAGACGTTGAAAAAACTAAGGAAAAAACAACATCGCAACGGACTCCAATGCGAGTGGCTACCGAAGCTGACCAGAAGTTACGCGAAGCTCAAACGTCACGCTACAGAAGAAAAGATGATAAGAAAGGCGAGCCGCCGACAGGTGATCTGAAAGTGCCGCTTTTGGGCATTACAAAAGACGGAGAAGAAGTGGGTAAGAACTTCTTTGAGGCACAATCTAAAAGAATTAAATCAGTCGCTACGGATGCCGATAAAACAAAGATCGCCTTACTTTTTGATAACGTTAACGACCCTTTACATTCAGGCAAATCTAAAACATCGGATGCGGCGTTACTTGATGTCACCACAACAGGTGAAAATCGAAACATCAACGCGGCACGAATGTACTTTGGTAAAAAAGCTAGGATCGAAGACGTTGTTGAATTAATCGCGTTTGACACTGCTTTTGGCGCTGAAGGTCAAGGATCATATCAAGCAACTACGGCGAAATCTGCGGGTAAAGACAGTGACATATTTAAAGCTCTAGATGACACGACATCAGAATTAGAAGCAGAAGTGTTCAGAGGACTCGGTAATTTACGTGCGGCTCGTGCGGCTCAATCATACGTTCTCGGCGCCATGAGTCCAAAAGTCAAAGCACTCATGTTAAAACGCGCTAAACGTTATGCAGATATGGCGCTTGTGTTGGATGCAAATGAAACACGTAGAATTGCTTTGGAAGAACCAGAATCCGGTGCGGCTAGAATATATAGAAACAAGTTAGCGGCTAAAGAACGTCAGAGACGTATTGAACAAAGAGAAAAGCAAAGAAAACGACAGTTGCAACTCGAAGAGATAGCAGATACCGAGGCTGAATTAACCGCTATTGAAGAACAAAAACGGAGAGAAGCTGAAGCTGAAACTACGGTTGAAGGTAAGGTCGCTGAAGCCGAGGCTGAAGATAAAGTTGATGTCGTTGGAGACGGCGATTTTATTACATTTGACGAGCTTGATGGTGAAGCGGCCTCTATAAACGCGGCTTTAGACGTTATTAATGACCTACTTAATTTACCTAAAAATGCAGTGGGGGCGTCTTCTGTACCTATACACCCAGCAGTGATTATCGCATTGCAGGATGGTAATTTACCTCTTGCGTTAATGCGTATTGCTTCCACAACTCAGAACAATCAAGTACGTAACGCCGTCACCAAGTTAGCCGAAGTCGTTGGTACTACGAAGGTCGAAGTTGTAGAAAACTTGGAAGAAGCGGGTAACTTTGATCCTAAGACTAATACCATCCGTCTCGATGCCGAAGCAGGAATGAATGTACACACAGTGCTACATGAAATGACCCACGCGGCGGTTTCGGCAACGTTGGCTAACAAGTCACACCCAGTGACCAAACAGCTAACTAAGTTGTTTGAGTCTGTAAAAGACAAGTTGGATACCGCATACGGTGCAACAAACTTAGATGAGTTTGTGTCCGAAGCAATGAGTAACCCAGAGTTCCGCACTAAGTTAGCGAGTATTGCGCCAAAGGGTGACACGTTTAGCGCATTGGATCGTTTTACAAGCGCGGTGATGAACTTCCTGCGTAGACTGTTCGGTGCGTCTACAAAGCCGGTGAGTGATGGGACAGTTGACCGTAAGTTGTCAGAGCTTGATCGTATGATCGAGAACATCATGGCACCGGCTCCTGAGTCTAGAAATGCAGACATCCTACCTTTAACTAAAGGTGGTCCAAAAGAAGTTGCTGAGTTTGCTAACGGTGTAGCCACTTCTGTTAACAGATCATCACGTGCAATACGAGACGCTGTATCCCGGGACGGATTTGCTACTTCCGTAGTTAACTTCTTAAAGTCCGCAGGTGGGCCAAATTCGGATAAGTTGCGTCGCGGTGCCCTGATGACCCTACCATCGCAAGCACTATTTGTTGATGTACTTGGTAAGCTCAAAATTACCGAAGGCGCTCGTATGCACGAGCTTTTGGAAGAACAAGAAGGTGCTATAAACATAGCCAACAAGCAGTTAGACGCAACGCTAAACGCTATTATCAAATGGCAAAAAGGCAATAAAAACAACCGCAAGGCGTTTGATGATGTGGTCTATGAAAGCACCTTAGCTAAAATCGATCCAACAAAGAGCATCGATAAGTATAAAGGTAGGGAGACTGAGTACCGTGCAATAAAGTCACTGTACGATCAACTAGATGCCGAAGGCAAAGCGTTATATGTAGAGTTACGTGACTCGTACAAGAGACAGTACGAGAAATTAAAAGATGTAATCAACAGACGCATTGACGGTATGGTTAACGAAGATACAGGTAAACCGATAACAGAAGCGGAAAGAAAAACGCTGAAGGAAAAAGTATTTGGAAAGCTGTTGGAGCAGGGGCGTATCGAGCCTTACTTCCCGTTAACACGTAAAGGTGACTATTGGTTAGAGTACAGCATCGAGAGCGTAGGTATTGATGGCGAGCCAACGACAGAACCCGTCAAACGTGCGTTTGAATCGAAAGGACAGCGCAACGCGGCTATTGCTGAACTAGCGAATGACCCGACAACCGTAAAAATCAACGGTGAGTTTAAGTACGAGACCACTGACGATAAGAAGAAGCTGAATTTCTCTAATGCACCGCCAACATCTTTTGTTGGGCAGACGTTGAAAATACTGAAAACCAACGGAGTTGATCCAAAGGTACAGCAAGAGTTCTTGGAAATGTTTATCGACACACTCCCAGAAACAGCTTTTGCTAAGTCATTAAAGAGCCGAGAAGGTACGTTAGGTTTCGACCGTGACGCGGTTGGGGCGTTCCGTGATAAGGCATATGACCTAAGCCGTCAGGTTGTGCGTCTTGAATACGCGCAGAAGATACGCACGCAACTCACAAATATAGACAATCAAATCAACCCAGAAAGTCCCGAGCTACGTATCGAAGGTGTGTCACGCGCATCCCTTGCTAAGGTTATACGCGAAGAAACAGAATCCCGTGCAGAGTTTGCGATCAATCCGCCAAACACTTTCTGGGCAAGATTCGCCAGAGGTGCCAACCGCTTTGCATTTATGGGTACGTTAGGATTCAACGTATCGTCCGCTATCGTTAACTTGTTCCAAATACCTATGGTTGTTGTACCGTTTATGGCGGGCAAAACTTCATACAAAGATGCGTTCCAACATACTGGCACCGCCATGAAGTTTGTGTTTGGTTCTGGCACCGAAGAATCGGTCATGGTCGGTAAACGGCAAAACAAGACTAAAGGTTTTATGCCATCTATGGATAACTACTACACCGTCACGGAAGACGGTACGTTGATTATGCGGGATGACATAGAGCTAACCGATAAGCAGAGAGAGTTCGCTGAAGAAATGTTGCCCTTAGTGCAAACATCTATGCGGCGAGGGCTGTTAAATCGTTCGTTCTTCTTTGACTCTCTTGGGTTAGAGCAGTCCGGTAAAGACAACACTGTCCTTGAACGAGTTCAAGCGGTCGGTGCGATGCCGTTTCATTTGGGTGAACGTATGAACAGACAAGTATCGCTTGTTGCTACATACCTAAACGAAAAACAGTATCTTAAAGCACAGAACCCCAATATTTCAGAGGCTGACTTGCAGGCGCAGGCTGTAGAAAACGCGCTGTATGAAACTCAACAAACTAACGGTGGTTCGGTGTTAGCAACAGCACCTTCTATTACCCAAAACAGCTTAGGGCGCGTTGCTATGATGTATAAGACGTATGGTATTCAAATGTACTATACGCAAATGAAAGCTGGTCTCGCCGCTCTGAACAAGCAGGGATTGACTCCAGAGCAACGAAGGGTAGCCAGACGCCAATTTATCGGCACACAACTTTCTGTATTAGCTTTATCCGGCGTACAGGGTCTAACAATTACTGGTATGGCGTTGGCCTTGACCAATGCGTTGTTCTTGGAAGACGACGAGCCAGACGCGGAAACAATGCTACGTACTTACATTGGAGAGGGTCTATACAAGGGTGGTGTAAACGAGTTACTCGCTACTCTCGGTGCAGAAGTAGATGTCGCATCGCGTATTGGGCTATCTAACCTAATCCTACAGACGAATCGGTATAACTTTGACCCATCAATGGAGAAGACAATTGTTTCGACGCTTGGTGGCCCGTTCTATGGCTACGCGTCATCAATCAAGCGCGGATACGATCAGATGATGGATGGGGAGTTCCAACGCGGAGTGGAAAGTGCGTTACCAGCGGCGTTCCGAAATATGCTCAAGGCAGGACGTTTTGCTGACGAAGGTGCATTAACTAAACGTAAAGACCCAATCATGGATGATCTAGGTGTAGGTGAAATCGCGGGTAAGTTCTTTGGCTTCCAGCCCGCCGAATACACACTGAACCAAGAGCGCAATCAGATACTCAAGAAGATTGAGAAGTCTGTCAACGAAAAACGCTCTAGGATTATGAAGGAGTTCTACATCGCTACTCGCATGGGTGACTCTGAAGGCCGTAGAGAAGCTATGGAAGAACTATTGAAGTTCAATAGGAAATACCCACGAGTCGCCATCGGCACGGACAGTCTCATGCGATCTTTGAAACAGCATAGAGAAACATCCATAAATATGTATAACGGTGTGACGTTAAGTCAAAGACTACGCGCAGATTTGGCTGAGATCGGTGATGCGTTTAACCAAGGGCCACAATTCTTTGAGTGAAAAAAAGCCCCACGGGGATGAAGCGTGGGGCTAGGGGTGTGAAGGAGATAAGATGAAGTAGTCCTTTCGTCTTAACTCTTGTCTCATATGGTATCACGCCATTCTCCAAGACCGCACGCCCATTTTATTATTTTCTATCTGAATCCTACATTCGATGCGAAATCCTTTGGCTGTGGCTATCTTCTTCAGTTGCACAACGGCCTTTTCGGTATCGAGACAGGGTACAAAAAATGAAGCCCCAACGACGAACTTGTCCCAATTTATGACAATCCGAACGCCATCAGGGTTGATGTCATCAATCTTCAGAACCATCGTCACGGAACTTACAATCAACAGCAATGACGTTTGTAGGTGGCATATTCATGTGCGTGCCTTTACCTAAACGTATCTTGGTAAGTGTGCCATTCAACTGTTTCAGCATATCTTCACGGAACGAACCGTAGTTAACCTGATGCTTGATACACCATTCTTTCAGTGGTTTCGGCACGAGGTAGATGCGTCTGATGTCTGTTTCATACCGAGCAACGAGCTTCATACGGGGCGATGCTTCAGGCACAACCAACTGATCTAGGCCATTGTCATTACCTTTACGCAGATCATCCGTGCTCTTAATCATCAGGATGTTGCCCCAATGCTCATTGATGTAGTCGTTCAACGTATCCTCAAGCGAGGAGTCCATGTTTGTTTCCATGCCACGATTGAACTCGACCAGATCTTCAGTCCAATTAAATATCTTCTTCATGTCGAAATCGATGAGACCAAGCTGTTTGGCAAGTAAGCCACCCGTGATTGATACTGTGATATGCGCTGACCAGAATCGATTTTGGTTGGAAAGTTTAAGCCGCTTATCGACTTTACTTTGGACATTTTTTAGTAATGTCTTAACTTCGTCTAAATGTGTTATCAGGTATTCTACAAAGCGCGGCCCCGCGTGACCGTAGTTGTTAGCAAGTCGTTCGTTCATGTCGCCTGTCAAATCTTTGGGTAACGGTGCGAACTCCACTTTGTATTCCATGATGCGCTGAGCTTCTGCCTTCGGCATGATTTTCATGGCAGATATTTTCTCAACCGCACTGGAGTTACCTGTACTACAAAACGCCGTACTCCAAGGTAGCCCCCGATGTCTTTCGGCGTTGGCACTACTTTGTAGTCGGCCTCTCTGCTTCCCACTTGTTAGCTGATATGCTAACTGACTCAGTTCTCGTGCCTCTGTATTAGTCAACTCATCCATCATCATTGGTAGGTTCTTGTAAACTTCTGCACGGTTCATCTTAAAGTTACGCGTATCTTGGTCATCAAGAATCAAGCCTTCTGGCCTACCCCACACCGAAAGCCCTGCGAGCATAGATGTAGTTTTGCCGAGTCCAGAGTCTTTCGAGAATATGTGCAGATTCGCGGCATGGATGTTTGGTATGAACTCCATCAAAGGTGCACCGAAATTAGTACATATAATGTATTGGTGTAACTCTAGACCATCACGGTTAAAGAAGTTAATCATCTCCTTCCATTCTTCAAACGTGCCCTTCGGCTTCATCTCTGGGAAGAACTGTGTTGTGACCGTCGATGGGTGATTAGTCACTTTGCCTTGTGGCGTGTATTCATCCGCCCCTAGCACAAACGACTTTTGGCCTTCCGTCCATCCGAACTGCCTGTGGGCATCTTCGGCTATTGATGTTTCCTGTAACTCGTTTACCCAATCCAATACGTATCCCATGACCTTATCCATCTTAGCTAGGGCTACGCCCTGCTTAGCCATTTCTCTAGCAAAACCATCTTTTGATGTGACTGTCGCCAACGGCACCATGAAATCCCGCACACCGTCCTTCGGTAAATGCAATCGCATTACTATGGATTCGCCTTGATCTGCGTCACGTAGTCGTTTAACAACGTATAAGTCGTTGTGATATATGATCTTTTCGTCTACATCACCGCTTTTGTCTTTCTCACGTTTATACACACCGCCGTGTGCCCCTCTAAAATACGGGCGTGGGAATGTCGGTATTTGAAACTGTACGTGCGACACGCTACCCGCGACTTGTACATCTGTCTCTACAATATTGTCTTCTGGCGTAGCTTCAAGAATCTCTTTGCCGAGAGTAATGGGTGACCCGATTTTACCCCTGTGCGGGCAATCGCCACATACGTCTGGGTTGATCTCATCAAACGTATCGCACTTATATGGCCCCTCTTTGATGCCGTGCATCTTTTTGATTGTGGCTTCTGGATCATATTCAGGGTGCTTGTTTGATATGATGTGCGCGGCTTTTTCGCCATCTACGCACAGTCGAGCGATAGATAATCCCGCACGCCATAACGGTTCACTGCAATTTTCTTGATCTGTTGCAATAAGCCTGATCTGCTCACAACCAACACCGCGTGATGTCTTGTCTAAGATTGTTTTGAATCGGCTTGATACATTGTTTGACATCTTATCGAGCGTTGAATTTGCACCGAGTACCTCTAACTTCTTGGGAACTGGTATCGGAACGTCGCCAAGCAACTCCGCAAATTCATCAAAATCAACAGGCGGTACGTCTTCTTTACCTAACAAGTAAACACGTTTTGGTGTCTCATCTTTATAGTTGTGGGTATCTGGCACGCGTAAGATACGCGCCGCATCTGCGGTAACAGCGGGGTCAGCCAGTAAGTTGTTTTCGACACAGGCACGTTTGAGCCGTTCGGCTACTGGCAACCACTCAATTAGTTTGACTTCTTCTGTGAGCCGCCAATACACATGAATACCTCTACCGGAGTTCACCAGTATTGGTTTGGGTAGGTTTAGTGCCTTTATAAATAGACGTAGCGCATCAACAGCTTCTTTCTGTGTTGCGTAGTCTTTGCTTACACCGCAGTCCAGATCAAGGAACAGCGACTTCAGCTTACAAACATTATCAACTTTACGTGAGTTATCTTCATTGAACGTGGCGAGCGCAAAGTACGCGTCAAACCCGTTCTCATCTAGCTTCCTCGCGGCAAGCATCGCATCATACGATGACTTGTAAAACTTCTGAATCTTCCGTCCAGTTTTGTTATTAGCCGCAAAGACGCAATAGAAACCCTCACTCGCGAGCGTAGTCTCTAAGAATCTTCTGGTATCCATAACCACTCCACACCAAGTGCGGCAGGACGTACCTTACCGCACGATCTTATAGTTTTAGTCGTCCCAAGAATCGACGATAGAACTCAAATCTTCGTCAGCTTCTTTCGGTGCGGGAGTAGATTTCTTCACAACCTTCTTCGGTTCTTCAACAGCTTCTTCGGCCTTAACTTCTTCCTTTGCGGGTGCATCGGCGAACAAAGCCTTCGGTGCTTCTGAACTTGCAATCACACCGTCTGTCTGTGCGACTGTCATGGTGATAGCTTTCTGTGTGTCAGGATGATCTTTCATCTCAACGACAGTCTTCAACTCAGCTTCTTCCAATGGACGAATCGGTTTGAATGACAGCTTCGGCACTTCACTGTTTTCGTCAAAAGACATTTCAGTGACAATAGCGACAGCAGGGGTGTTATGTGCTTGTAAGTATTTGGCATATGCTTGAAGCATCATCTTACCGCCGTTTTCTTTTGGGTCACCAAAGATAGATGTAGCAGGCAACTGCAACTGATACACCTTATCAAGTTCACCTTCGATAACGACTGCGAGACGTTGTGAGTAGCGGCAAGCGCGTGAGTTACCTTGGCCGGAACCTTTGATGTTCTGCTTGCAATCCATGCAACGATCAGACTGCTTACCATCCCCTACTTCTTTCGCGGGAGTTTGCGTGTCGTTTGACCAACACATCGGCGGTGCAATTTTATTCGGATCGTACTCGCCCTCGTAATAGGTACGTGCGAGGTGTGCGGCATCAACAATGACGACATTCATCTTGTCATCTTTACTGACAGAGACTTGTTCACCGTTAACCATCATGCGGAATTTACCGCCCTTGATGCTAATTCGACGGTTTTGACTACCACCGCCGCTACCGCTTAACAAGTTATCGTTTGTGCCTTGTAGTGACTTGAATAGTTCGCTATTGGCAACGTCTGTGTTGCCTTCAAAGATAGATAGTTCTGACATTTCGCGCTCCTTAGAGGTCATCATCTAGGTCAAGGCTTAATTGAAGATCATCTTCAACAACATCCTCATACGTCTCATCGAGTATGGGTGTTTCTGCGACCGTAGAATCGGTTTGTGGTTCGGATTCTGCCGAGGTTAACGCATCGGCAACTGAAGATACAGAAAATCTGTATGTGTTACCCACTTTAATGTAGGTGTCGGGCGGTATGTGCCCCTGCCTTACCCACGAGCGAATCGTAGAAACTGAGACAGTAAAATGCTTTGCAAGTTCCTCAATGGGAACAAAGCGTTCGTTACTCATAATTATCTCCTTACTTCCTTACGGAAATTACATATTCAGAATCCACGTTAAGACCTTTAGGCATCTTGTCTGGATTCTCCTCTAAGAACTGTTTTACGTTTGTCTGGTTCAAACTCTTGGCAAACAATTCGGGTACGTTGTTTTCGACAACAAACTTACCCATCGATTCCCAATCGCTTGTCCAATACTTTTGTTTTACCGTTCGGTAGAACAGTCCTTCAGAAGTGCGTACGCTTTCGGCACCTGTGTTTTCACAGTGCTTCAGCAATGCGTGTTTGATTTTCTCTTGTTGAAGTTTCAGAACATCGTCTTCTTCGGTGAACTTAGACTTCAATTCAGCGCGGTGTGTCCTGATTTTCAGGTAGGCACGCGTCAGTTTTTCAATAGGTATGTTTGACATAACATCCTCCTCTCCTTCACATTGTTCACTTTATTGTTGTTTGGTGATCTAGTCAAGTATTTCTTGGTAAAGATCAATCATTTTTGTGTGAACGTCAATTCTTTTATCTAATAACCTGTAAACGTGTTTTTCTACGTTAGAACCTTGCAGTTGTACAACGGTACAAGGGTGTCTTTGGCCTGATCGATGCACGCGGGCGTTAGCTTGCGCGTAGGTTTCAAGTGAGCTAGTCGGCCCCCACCAGACCACCGTGTTTGCGGCTGTCAATGTGACTCCGTGCGCGGCAGATTGTGGTTGGATTACCAGAACTCGTGGATCATCTTGCTCTTGGAACTGTTTGAATATCTCGGTTCGACGCGGTGCTGGTACGTCTCCACGTATGACTTCACACGTTATCTTGTCTTGGCGTAGTTTGTTAGACAGTAAGTCGATGACGTGTTTGAACGGCGCGAATATCAGAACCTTCTGACTGCTCTCGTCAATGACCTCACGTAACACTTGATAACGATGCTTGATGTCAAACTCTAGGGCGTCACCGTTATCGGTGTAGATTGCACCAGAAGATATTTGCAGGAGTTTGTTCATGTTGACTGCGGCGTTGGTGCTTGTTATCTGCTCTCCTGCGGCCTGAATCACCAGACGTTTCCGTAAGTCTTCGTAATATTTCTTCTGTTGTCGAGTCATCTCAACGTCACGTTTAACGTACGTCATCTCTGGTAGATCAAGACACTCGTCTTTGGTAAATCGGATCGCGGGCTGTAAAGCTCGATGCACCATGTCCGTGGCGGTGTCTTTTGGCACCCACTTAAAGTTCGTTATCTTGAACATGACCTGATCGCGGAAAGAGCTAAAGAACCGTGGCACTGATGCAGGATTAACAAGTTTAGCTAATCCATACGCGTCGAGCGGCGACTGTGCGGCAGGAGTACCTGTCATCATCCACAACCATGTATTCGGCCCCACCAATCTGTTCAGGCACTTCCATCGTTTCGTTTGTACATTCTTATAGTGTGTGGCTTCGTCCACAATGATGCAGTCGAACCCACCATTTGCTATCGCATCTTCTACAATCTCTACTCCGTCGTAGTTGATGATGACAAAATCAGAATCACTGTTGATGATCTCTTTGCGTTTAGCGGCAGAGCCGTAGGCCACCGATACCGTTCGATGCATCGCAAAGGTAAACAAGTCATTACGCCATGCACTATCCATAATCGACAGCGGGCAGATGACTAACACACGGTTCACTCGGCCTTCCTTTAATAAGAAGTCAGCCGCCCAGATAGCACTTGCTGTCTTACCTGTGCCCTGTTCGTTAAAACAGAAGCATTTTTTATTTAAGGTAAGAAAAGACGCTGTGGTCTTTTGATGTTTAAACGGTTGATACTTACCCGTCCACTGATACCGCCCCTCGATAGGTGACGGCACTGATATGTTTAAGTTTCTTAATACTTGCACTTCATCCATTCCCCAATTTACAAGCACTTTGTTATCTGCTAACTCACGGCTTTTGGGAATGATTGTGGTCACCTTCTGCGGGTTCTTCAGTCTCAATAGCAATGCTTTGTCGTCAACAATCTGCAAAGTGTTTTCTCCTACACACACGTTGAGAGCGCAAAACGGTGTCCGTAATGCGCTACTCGCTTTGTTATAACCGGTTATAACCGGCTACAACTTACTTCTTTTTCTTTGGTGAGCTTAGTGCCCCACCCGCCGCACGGTTTCTCTTACGGCTTTGCACAGTATACCCGTCTTTGTTTGAACCACCACGGGATAATGGTTTTTTGTGGGCAATGTCCTTGCCCTCACGCTTATCGGCTTTGCCGTTTTTGTTAGCGTCTTTGCCTGTCTTGTCTACTTTACGTCTGGCGCGTTGTCGCTCCATGCGATCATCGTGTTCGCCTCGTTTCTTCTGTTGCTCATACTCTTTTTTGTATGGGCGTTTCTTCTTTACGTACGGCATCAGTGTCTCCCGTTGTGTGGGCACTCGGTAATCGGACAGTGACGTTTGCACAATCCGCTTGGGTGCGCGTTCCATACATCGTTGCTTGCCGCATCTTCCATTCGGTGATAGTCGGCTAGCCACTTACCCCACAGTATACTCTCTTCTTCGCGGGTGTACTTGTCTGTGATAAGACGTTTACACACAGTAAACAACAGCCCAGCGTTGACTCGTTCTATCTCTGGAAAGTGTTTGAATACTGCAAGAGCCATCAGTTCTAACTGGCCTTTGTCAGCGTACTTCGCCGACTTCCCTGTCTTGTAGTCGATGATCCATGCCTTCTTTTCTGCGCGATTTAAAATAATTAAATCGGCAATACCCCTGTACCAGACGTTCTTGTCTTTGAACCCGCAAGGTTCAAGGTTCTCCGTCAGACCCATTTCGTATTCGCATAGCTTTTCGCCTTCCTTTGCGATCAACGAATCGATAGCGGCTTTCATATACCAGAACCGTTCTGGCAGGGGTTTGCCATCTCGTACATATTCTTCAGCGGCGAGGTGAGCTTCAGTGCCGTAGCGCATCGCATCAGTTTCGGGTTCGCTGTAATCCTTAGCTATCTTCAAGTGATAGAACTTCTTCGGACACTGCTCAAATGATTTGATGCGACTAAACGACCACGGCTTGATACTCATTTACATTCCTTATACTTGGCGTCAGCCATAAACTTATAATGCGGCTCCAACTCTTTTCGAGCATTACCGTCAAACTTACGTACATAGCATATGGGTTCTCCCCAAGCCTCTCGCCAGTGTGTACACGCTTCATCGGCGTCGTCTCTATGTGTATACACACCGTCATACGTTTGGTTAACCGGATTAATAACTATCCAACCCATCACTCACACTCCCCGTAGGATTTACCCACGCCTGACTCACAATTAATTGGCAGACCTTCAGCCCAATCGGGTGTCCACCGCATACACTGTTCTATGTAACCACGTGCTTCCTCAACTTCAGATTCAGGTACGCAACACGCAATTGAGTCATGTACTGTCAGCACTACACTATATTTCTTAGCGATACGCAACATCTGTTCGCCAATGATACAACGTGCAATGGCCTGACATACGTTTTCCACAACTTTCCCACCGTAAATGTAGTTTCGGCCTCGTCGCGTCTTGTAGTTAAATTGATACCCACGTTCGGTTTGCTCCGCCCGCAAGTCGTCATAACGCATTAACAACTTAGAGGGAAGTTGTATAGCTGTGGCCGCAGGTACAACAGTAAGCACTCCGTCTCGCCCAAAGTTATACACGTCACCACGTGACAGGTTCTCCAACATCTTCTGCGCGTTACGCCACAACTGACTGATCTTGTCGTTCGCCAGACGATAGATGTTGATAACCCGCCGCGCTTCGTCCAAGTCCATGTCTGTCCCAAACGTCTTTAGCTGTGCTTGGAACTTGACAGCACCCATACCGTATCCGGCACCAAGAATCGTAGTCTTACCAACGAACCGTTCTTGCTTCTCGATCTGATCTTCGGGCTTACCATATATTTTAGATGCCATCTTTACGTAAACATCTTCTCCTTTGGCAAAGGCATCGACTAAATCATCCTGCCCCGCAAGCCACGCCAGTACACGCGCTTCGATTTGAGCAGAATCGGCATCGATAATCATGTGGCCTTCGGGTGCCACGATGCTACTCTTTAGCTTCTTCGCGTTCGGGCCTCGGCTTGGTAGGTTCTGTAAATTTATTTTGTCGTCACCACCCCACCTTCCGGTGTGTGCCGCGTAGTAACGTACGGGTACAGGCAACGTGCCACGCTTCGCGATGTCGATAAACCGTTGCGTCCTTGTTTCTTCTAGTGTGGACTTCGTACCTAGCCGCGCCGCGACCAGAGCTTGCACCGTGTCACTCTCGTGTTCGGCCAGAGCTTTGAAATCCTCATCAGATTTGGCAAACGCGAATGTTTCTTTACCTGTGGTAGGACTCACCTTGGTTGGCGGTTCGACGCCTTGCGACTTGAGTAGCTCCGCAAACTTCGGATTACTCATCAGGTCAGCCTTGTCCACCCCTGCTTCTGTTAACAGCTTTTCCTTTCTGTCTTTAACTTCTTCAAGGTGTTCTTCAAGTAGCCCAAGGTCTAGCTCCAGTATTGGCTCGATGAACATACGCAACGTCAAGTCAATGAGCTTCAGTTCTTGCTTCGGGAAGTTCTTACCCATAATGGTAAACAACTTATAGGTTAACTCGACATCGTTGACGCAGTAGTCGCCGTATCGATCCAGTTGGTCAGCGGGGAAGTCTTCTCGGCGTAGCCCCATTGCATTGACTACTTCGGTTCCTTTTTCTCCAATCTTATACCGTTCAGCAAGTGCTTTGAGTGATCCCCCAACTTCAACGCCGTGAATAGCGCGACCCATACACAAAGTATCAGCGTACACGCGAGGGTGAACATCAAATATCCAAGAAAGAATAGCACCGTCAAACATAGTGTTATGGGCAAGAACCATAGCGTTAGCCCAATCGAACTCATCGAGATACTCTTTAAGTTGTTCATGTGTTCCACTCGCCCACTCGGTGCCTCCGTTATTGACCTTCACCCCGACTCCAATCACTTGGAAGTAAGGACTACGAATATACTCCTCCGTAGTCATCTTACTCAGTGAGAAGTCTTTGGAATAATAGGTCTCAAAATCGACCGTTATTAAATCCATTGTTTAATCCTTTGTTTTCCAGAAGTATTCATCGGTATCCCCTAAACGGTATGAGAATCCGTTTTCGACTTGGTAATACTCTGTGGATACTTTGAAGTCTGGCATCTTCGGGTTCTGCGGAGTCAGACTGTTGTCGTAAACACGCATACGGTTGTTAGGGTATGCCGCATACTGTCCGTTCTCTAACTCCAACACGTTGAAACTCTTGTGTTCTTCAGGAACTTCCGACGTGCTGTAATCAATCTCGTCCGCAGACGGGTGATAGTTGTCTAACGTAAACAGGTATGTGCCTTTGACGATCTGATGGTCTCTAGTAAAAACCTCAAAATCCATTGACCCAATAAACTGTTTATAGATAGCAGTCACCCCGTAATCCATACAGTTCCAAAACTGTAGGTTATGCAATGCCAAATCAGGAGTCGGTTTCTTCGGCTCGCTGACAAACGCACTGATTGGTAACTTGTCGAACAGCGCACCGTACTCAGGTAAATACGTTTCAAAATAAAACGCGCGTCCGGGCATCGACTTAGCCGTAACCCAATGCCCCTCAACAAACTCCCCGTGCCCTGATTGATGATCCATCAAGTATTCTTTTCTCACCCACACTTTGACGTTGGGTAAATTGCATACCAAATCAGCCACTTAAATTCTCCAA